TTGACCACCTTGGTCTCGGTTTCCAGGTCCGAGATTTCCTTGCCCACGGTGAGGAGGGCCAGGCTGTTGCCCAGCAGGAAGCCCGGCAGATACTGCTTGGCACCGTCCTTGTCGGTGTAGTAGTTGTTGCCGCCCTTGGCGGTGCCCGAGGTCATCCAGAGGGTCTGGCGGATCTCACGGCTGGCTTCGGTCTTGGCATGGAAGACCAGGCCCACGGCACCGCCTGCCGACTTGGTCAGATAGGCCAGGGTGACCTTGGCTGCGTACAGGCCGGATTCCAGGGGACCACCGCTGCCAACCGAGTCCTTCTCGGTGGCAATGCTGTCGTCGGATTTGAGGTTGCTGAGGAGGCTCATGATGTGCTTTCTTTAGTAGATGGTTTGGTTTTGGTGGTTGTGTTTGGCTTGGTTTAAGCCTCGGCGTAGTACTCGTGCAGACGCTCCAGCACCAGCTGGATGTTGTTGTCGATGAAGGTTTCCTTGGTGTCGAACATCCCGAGCGGACCACGCAGACGCTCGTTCACCGTGTCCTTGGTGAGCCGGGTCTGGTAGACATACTTGAAGCCCAGGGCCTCTTCCTCGGGGGTGATGTTCAAGAGGGCAGAGCCGTAGTCCTTCAGCGCTTTGAGCGGAACCTTCTTGCTGGCCAAGACCAGTGAGAAGTAGCTCTCGATGCCGTTGTTCTTCAGGCTGCCTTTGACGGGCACCTTGGTTTCCACAGCCATCTCGTTCTCATTCAGAGAGTCCGCGGTGTGGGCGAGGAAGATCACGTTCTTCGTGGACTTGGCCACGTAGCTCTGCATCAGGTTCTTGAAGTACTGGGAGAAGTCACCCCAGGCCTTCATGGTGTTGGCAGAGTTGATGACATAGATGCTCTCGTACATGTCGAGCAAGTAGGTCAGGGTGTCGATCACGATGGTGTGAATCTCTGGCTTAGATTCAGCAGCTTCGAAGGCTTCCTGGATCTGCAGAGGATCGGTGATGATGTACTGCTTGAACTTGCTGCGGAACGGCAACTTCTTGCCGGCCTCACAGTTCAGGTACATGACACCTTCGGGATGGGGTCCATTGTTGAGGCCCATCAGCGAAGCGGATTTCCCCGTCGCAGATTTACCTACCACAAGGACCAGGTTGTCATTGACTTGTTGGGTCATGATGCTGGGACATTCCTTTGATTAGTCGTGAGACAGCCCGGAGGGCTGCTCACTTCCACTGGTTACGGGCGCTTCGACAGAGTCTTCGCCACGGTGATCATGACGGTGGCCATGATTTCGGATTCATCGAGCTTGTCCGGGATCTTGTGGTTCAACTCGACCACCTTGACCCGCACAGCTTCGAAGTTGAAGCCTGCATCCACCAGGAGCATTGCGTAGCGCAACAGCATGTTGTTGCGGTTGCCATCACCGATGTTGTTGATCACCCAGCGCTCGAGGTTGTCGAGTGATTGCTGAGAGTTCAACAGCTGCTTGCGCTCTTCGTTCTTGCTGGTTTTCGGGATGAAGGGCAGAACGTCGAGGAGCTCACCATCGTTGTACTCATAGTGGCCATCGCACGAGAGCCATTTGCGTGCACGCTGACCGGTTGCCGTATCCACTTCGAATGGGAGCCATTCGAAGATATTGCTCATGAACTCTTTGTAGTCCTTGGCATCCAAGGCCAGCTCGTAGTTCGTTGGCAGGATGATCCGGAAACGGTTCTCGTTGTCCGTGTGGCGCTTGGTTGTGTAGATCAAGGACTTGTAGTTCTTGAGCAGCATGCGAGCGGTACTGAGGCTTGCACCTCCGTCCACATCCACAACCACCAGGTTGAAGCCTGGAATGCAGTTCTCTTCGTTGCGATGGCCCCCGATCAGGTGATGTGCTGTCCAGTGCATGCCAGGTGCTTGGGTCAGCTTGTGGAGCTGATCAAAGGCTGCACGCTCGTTCCGGTAATCGGTGGCGAAGTCGGTGCTGTAGCTCAACACCATCTGATCCAAGTCCGTCTTCTTCAGCGTCTCGCCCCGCAGGAACTCGATGCCGTCCTCGTAGGACTTCTTGATGATGATGTTGTTCTTGTAGCCCCATGCAGTAGCCAGGGTCAGCATCTCTTGCTTGACACCAGCACCACCACGGTAGAACGGGAGGTCCTCCGTAAGATCGGCTTGCGTCACATCGGAGCCGATGTTGGCGATGTACTTGGCCAGCTTCACATGCTTTTGGTCACGGGTCAGCAGTTGGGTGTAGGCCTCTCCCGAGTCTTCAGCCAGCTTGATCGCGTTGTAGATGTGCTCGTCGGTGACTTCAGGGCTGTCATCGATGAACGCATACGTGCCAGCCAGCTTGAGCACTTTGAAGTTGCGCTCCGACAGCTCACGCTTGCGAATCTCCATGTGCTCAGGCAACTGCTCAGCACGGGCTTCACAGTTCAGCTGGTACTCGTTCAGCAAGATGCAGGTGTCTCGGCTGATCCGCAGCTTCTTGTTGGCGTTGATGATGTCGGCCAGGCTCTCGAGTCGTTCAGCCAGAGCTTCAACGGCGGCGTCGTTGCTGTGGTTGGTTCGATCGATGAACATCTGTTCCGCAGTACGGCCAGACTTGCGGCGACCGTTCTTCACGTAGCCAAAGAAGCAGCGCCGTGAGTAGCCCATGTCGAGCATGCTCATAAGAGCTTCTTCGGTCTTGGCCCCGTCCATCAGACTGTTGGGCACACCGAACATCAGCAGGTTGGCTGGGGTCTGTCCCACGATCTCCGCACCGCGGACGTTCTCGGAGGAATTCTTGATCAGCTTCTGCTTGACCAGGCCCTTGTCGTAGAGCTCGATGAAGGTATGGAAGACCTCCATGTTCTCGATCAGGTTGGCTCCCACTTCATCCATGATGAGATTCATGGAGCCAGCATTGGCCATCAGCAGCTTGGCTCGCATCTGCTTCACAGCAGGTGCGGTGCCCGAGTCAAAGCTGAAGACCAGTTCACCGAGTTGCGCGAACTCCTTGGTGACACGGACGAGTTCTTCGTCTGGATCGGTGCTCTTGCGATTAGCTTGCTTCATTGCCAGCTTGGGCAGGTTCTGCTCAGCCAGCAGAGGAAAGGTTTCCTCTAAGAAGCGGGTACGGAACAGGTGCAAGACCCGCTCCTCGAGCAGGTTCATCGACATGGTTTTGCCGTAGCCTGACGGAGCCAGGTTGAGCGTGTACATGTTGACGGGGATCTGCCCACGATCCGGTGCATCGATGCTGCAACGCATCTGGGTTGCTGCCAGGCTGAAGTAGTAGCCTGTTAGCAATCGGAAGAACAGGCGGTCATCCGACTGCGTGTGATCGCAGAGGATGTTGACCACCTGTTCGCTTGTGGGGTGATACCCCATTTGGTCGAACGGTTTCAAGGAATCTCCTTGGTGAAATTGGTGGACCCCACGGGGCTACGTAGTTACCCGTTCCGCGCTGGCACGAGGGCGTCAGCAAGCGGCGCTTTCACGATGGCTAGGGGCCCGTAATCGACATCAGTTGAACAACAGGTCCCCGGATGCAACGAGTGCATCCTTCTGGGTGCAGACGGGGAAGGCTGGGCAGTACTTGCAAGCAGTGACTTGGCCAGGGACTTCCTTGATCAGACCGACGCTGCCGTCTTCAATGAAGCGCATGCGTGCTTCTTGGACGGAGTCGAAGTTCTTAGTGCTGCGCTTGGTTGCAGCCGGGTTCTTGTAGTACTTGAAGACCGGCTCACTGCGCCACAGCTCTTCGTCATCGCAGTGAGGAATCTCTTCCTCAGGTGCATCCCAGTACTGCTCAATGAGGCGCAACTTGCGCTCGATGAATGCAGTGGTCTCACGCAGGCCCATGAGGGGGAAGCTCTGCTTGTGGAAGCGCTTGGGCGGGTAGTTGGGATCGCTCCGCTGCATCCCGGCTTTCCAGTCGGTGAAGATGTAGTGGATGTCCATCTCGTCCTGAGTGATCAGGTTCGGATCGAGCCAGCGATAGATGCTCCCTTGCTGGGTGTACTTGTCGCTGTTGACCTGGTTCTTGTAGGTCCACACAGAGGTGGACTTGAAATCCTGAACACGTCCTTCACCGACGAAGTCGAACTTGCCGGTGACGGTCCACTTGCCAATCTTGCGAGAGAGTCGTTGCTCCAGGTAGACCGGGAGGATGTCCTCGGTCAGCTCTTCTGGTTTGGGATTGATGCGGATGCGATCGATGACACGATTCGCATACCCCAGGGCCTGCATGGCATTGCGGTAGTTGGAGACCCAAGCCTTCTCGATGCCGTCATGGATTGCGGCACCCATCCGGTTGCTCATCATGGCTTCCAGATTCACCAGGCCTTCACCGGCAGGGATACGAGCTGGCAGGATGACCTGGCGAAGAGGCTTGAGCAGCGTTGTTGCGCTGATCGTATTGGGATCATCGTTGTAGTCGTATGAGTCCGACGCCAAGAAGACCGCCAGAGCCAGCGGCACGTCTGAGACGTTGCTGTACTTAGCAGACATGAGGGTCCTTTGATGGGTGTTTTAGAGAGTTCGAAAGAACGCCCCGGAGGGCGTCTCTCTCACTGGTTCAGGCAGGCCGTGTGTCTCGGGAATACCTGCCCTTTGGCTCGATTCCCCGCAGATAGAGATCGAGCTTGGCCAGGGCATTCCAGGCCTCATGGGATAGGTGCAGCAGCTGGCTTTCTTTGTCCAGCTCCTCACCCATGTGGCGGGATGCTGCATGGCGTTGTTGGGCGTCCTCGTAGCGACGGAAGCCATCGGGCACATCAACCCAGCCACCATCGGTGTACTTGGCTGCTCCGAAGGTTCCGACCTTGGCAACCTCGGTGATAGCTCGGGCCATGCCACCGGTAATCAGGTGCATGCGTACCTTGCCGGCATCGACCTTGGCACCACGGTCATGCTGGTGTTTACCGTTGGGATCTGTCTCAGCGAGCCTGGGTGGTTCGGTGGGGAGGGTGTCCCGACAGTCCTCACAGAAGTCCTCGGGAGTGGAAGCAAAAAAGGGTTGATTGCATCCAATGCTCTTACATAGGTATTGCGTCATTGATTCACTGGTTGAGTGGTGACGGTGCCCACTGCCAAGAAGACAGTGGGCGCTTCTCAGGTCAGAGGATTTCGCACACGCCCGCTTGGAGACGGATCAGGTCCGCTAGGACCAGTTCCATCTCTTTAACGGTGGCGTTGTTTTTGAGCTGATTGGCTCGTTTAGAGATCACGCGAACGTTTCCCTTCACATAGCCTTTTGAGCTGTCGATGCGATCAACAGACGGGGATGTCATCTCAATACCAAGTACCGGGCAGACTGCTGGAATTCGGATGTCTTCCAGTTCGATGCTGAAGTCCCTGCCCTTGGTTTTCGCGCGGCTTTTCGCAGCGTTGAGAAGGCGGAGTTCCTTCGCAGTGCTCTTGTAATGAGTCTGTGATTTGGGAACTCGGCACGCCTTGCACACACTGTTGTAGCCACCCTTGCACTTGTTGTGCTTGTGGAAGGCTGCAAACGGTTTCACAACCTCGCATGTGGTACAGGCGCGATGTCCTTCCGGCCAGTCACTTCCGTGATTGGCCCACCTGACATCGCCCATCTGTTGAGTCGCGTAGCTCATCAGACCAACTCACACTGGCCCGCGGTACAGGCGAGTTCCTTCGTGTTGACCGTGGCATCGGTCTGTTCGAAGAGCGCCAGCTCACCCCAGTCGAATGAAGGCATGCGAGCCAGCAAGGCCTCGTAGTCTTCTTGGGTGCACTCCTGATACGGAGCCTGGCGGTAGCTGTGATCGCTATGAGGCAGGAAGCTCACACCGGCCAGCTTGTCGAAATGCTTGTAGACCCAGGCACCGACTTCGAGCCACTCACTGTCCTTCACGTAGATCGTGTTGGACACGTTGTGCTCGCTCCAGTGGTCCTGGAACATCAAGTAGTGTTCGAGCTGCTCGATGGCCGTGCGGTCATTGCGGAAGACCGCAACATCAGGTGCCTTCACGGGGAAGCTGAAGACCGCAATGGACTCCGCCTTGCCGTAGGCGTCGTCTTCGTAAGGGAAGCCCTGAGCCATCATGAGCTGGGTGAGCGGATCCTTCTTGTCACCACGTACCGTGCGGACGTAGTAG